AGGACAGGATACGGAAATGAAATATTCTTCAGCAGCAACCGGCTTCAGTACATGAACAACAAGGACAAGCTGGAGGCCATCAAGACAAACGCAGACCGCGGGCTGATGACCAGGAACGAGCTGCGGGAGATTGAGAACCTGCCGCCGCTGCCGGAGCCTTACGGCAGCCAGATCCCGGCGCGGGGTGAATACTACGACATAGCGAATCCGCCGGAGGGAAAGAGCGGAGGAGAAAACGGAGGAAAGAAAGATGCCGATGAAAGTAAATGAGCGGGAATACCGGGACATCGATCTGAGCGGTATGGAACTGCGGACGATGGATGACGGCCAGATGGTGGTGGAAGGGTACGCCACAAAATGGAACGAGTATCTGCTGTTTGATGACGGCGAGTACCGGCTGTTTGAACGGTTTGATCCGCACGCGTTCGACAAGTGCGATCTGAGCGACATCATCATGCAGCTGAACCATGAGGGACGGGTGTATGCCAGGGGTGGGAACAAGACACTGACGGTGAATCCGGACGGAATCGGCCTACACATGAAGGGCTTCCTGGGAGGAACGCAGGAAGGCCGGAAGATCTTTGAGGAGATTCAGGGCGGATACCTGACAAAGATGAGCCACGGATTCAAGGCAGGGTGCCAGAAGCGCGAAGTGATCGAAAACCGGGAAGCGAACAGGATCGACATTCACCGGACGATTCTGGAAGTGGCGAAGGAGTACGACGTTTCTGTTGTGTCGCTGCCAGCAAACGACGCGACTGAAATATCCGCACGGAACCTTTGCGAGGGAGTTATCGCTGAGGTTAAGCAGGAGAGGCTTGCCGTAGAGGCCCGGCGGAGGGAAAAAACAAAAATTGCCATTATGGCGGAAATGATTTGAATTTGAGGAGGTAAAAAAACAATGAAGTACAAGACTCTGGCGGAAATCGAAACCCGCAAGGCTGCCATCCTGAAGGAGATGGAGCAGGAGGGCGCGGACCTGGACGCCCTGAAGAAGGAAATGGATGAGCTGCGCGAGAACGCACAGCAGCTCCGCGATGCCGCAGCGAAGGCGGAGGAGATCCGGAAGCAGATCGCGGAAGGCGCGCAGGGCATCGCCATCGGCGAGACCCGGAAGGCGGAGACCGCCGCGAAAACCGTGAATGAGATCCGCGCAAGCAAGGAATACGTGGATGCGTACGCCCGCTATATCCAGAGCGAGGACGACCGCGAACTGCGTGCCCTGCTGGGAATGAATGCTCCGGCAAATGGCCAGGTGCCGGTCCCGGCCCTGGTTGATCCCATCATCAAGACCGCGTGGGAAAATGATACGATCCTGAGCCGCGTGAACAAGACCGCTTTCCGGGGCAACCTGCAGAGCGCCTTCGAGCGTGACGCTGATCCGGCCTATGAGCACCTGGAAGGCACAACGGCCATCACAGAGGAAGATCTGACCCTGGGCGTGGTCGAGCTGAAGCCGAAGAACATCAAGAAGTTCATCCGCGTGAGTGATGAAGTGATCGCCACCGGCGGCGAAGCCCTGGTCTCTTATGTGTACCGTGAACTGACCTACCGCGTGCTGAAGCTCCTGAAGGAAAAGGTGATCGCGGACATCGCGGGCGCCTCCACCAGCCATTCTGCCAGCGCGGTCGGCATCCCGAAGATCGAAGGCGCTCCGGATCTGACCGTTGTGGTCGAAGCCGAGGCGGAACTGAGCGACGAAGCCGAGAACGTGGTAGTCATCATCAACCGGAAGAGCTCCGCGACGTTCAACCAGGCACGTGTTGCCGGTAACTTTGCGGTCGATCCGTATGACGGGCTGCCCGTGCTGTACACCAGCGCCCTGCCGGCCTATGCGACCGCCAGCGCGAACGCGGTGTGGATGATCGTCGGCGACCTGTACGGCGAGCATGTCAACTACCCCGAAGGCGAGGGCGTCATCACCAAATATGACGACGTGACCGAAGCTGAGGCGGACATGGTGAAGATCCACGGCCGGCAGTACGCCGCACACGGTGTGGACAAGCCCGGTATGTTCTGCAACGTCAAGAAGGCCGCGGCTGTAACGACCTGATCACAGGAGGCTACACGATGAAGGTAAAACTGATCCGTGCGGCCAGAATCCGGCACGAAGCCGGGGAGATTGTTGAGGTCTCCCCGGCGGAGGCCGGTTTTCTACTTTCCACGGGGAGCGCGGTGAGGGCAGCGGAAGCGCCCGCCATGCGCGAGATCCCGGAGGGAGCCGAAGAGAAAGAAACGCCGGAGACGGAAACGCCGGAGACGGAAACGCCGGAGACGGAAACGCCGGAGACGGCGGCCAGACCGAAGAAAACGACCCGGAAGAAAAAGTAACGAGGGGGAAGCATGAAAAAGCCGTTCAGACTGCTGATTGCCGTGCCGTGCATGGACTACATCCACGCGGACTTTGTGAAGAGCCTGATGAAGCTGACGGGCCACCTGCAGCGGGAGGGCGTCCGGTTCGCGGTTGAGATCGTGGCCGGGACGCTGGTGTACTTCGCGCGGAACAAGCTGGCCTGCAAGGCCATCAACGAGGAATTCACGCACATCCTTTTCCTGGACAGCGACATGGTTTTTGATGAGGAGATCGTGGAGACGCTGACATTCTGCGGAAAGGACTTTGTATGCGGCGCATTCCAGTCGCGGCGGCCGCCGTACGGCAGCTGTGTGTTCACGCAGCTGAAACCGCTGACCAAGGTGACGGAATACGGCAAGGAACCCTTCCGGGTGAAAGGGTGCGGAATGGCCTGCACGATGATCTCCACGGAGATCCTGAAGGCCGTACAGCAGAAATACGGCAACTGCTTTGACCCGGAGAACATTGAGGGCGTCAGCTACGGTGAGGACCTGGCATTTTGCTGGAGGGCCATGCAAACCGGAGCTGAGATCTGGTGCGAGCCGACGGCACGGTGCGGGCATATCGCCCACGTGCCGATCTGGCCGGGAAAGGAACCGGCCACATGAAGAGAATTCTGATCTGCGCGCCGCTGCGGCAGGATGTGGACGTATTCGAGGTATACCAGGAAGGGCTGGACAGACTGGAGGTGCCGGAAGGATTCAGCGCGGACCGCTTTTTCGTGGTGAATGACTGCGACGAAGTGATCCAGCATATCCGGGATGCGGAATACATCCGGGCCGAAAACGGCGAGGCATATGAAAAAACGCATAATGACCACCTGTGGACGCTGGACCTGATGTGGAAAATGGGCGGACTGCGGAACATGACGATCCGGAGGATGCTGGACGGCGGTTATGATTACTGGCTGTCAGCTGACACCGACATCGTGATGGATCCCTGGACGCTGTACCACCTGATTCAGGCGGACAAGGACATCGTTTCTGAAATCTTCTGGACACAGGCACCGAACGGAAGGTACTGGTGCAACGCGTGGATGGAAGACCAGAGCGCGGGCATGAGCGAGGAATGGAAAAAGCCGGGACTGTACCGGGTGGGGATGACGGGCGCGCTGACGCTGGTGAAGCGCAGGGTGTTCGAGGCCGGAGTGAGCTACGAGCGCATCCCGAATATCCGCCAGGCGCTGAGAGGCGAGGACCGGCATTTTTGTGTACGTGCAGCGTGCGCGGGCTTTGAGATGTGGATTGACACTCATTGCCCGGCAAGGCATCTGTACACGCGGGAACTATACGAAAAATACAAGGCGGGGAGAAGGTGAGGACATGTTCGCGGAAGTGAAGGCAATGCTGCCGGTGAGCGGCGACGCGTACGACGCGGAGATCGTGATGCAGATCCGGGCGGCGGCGCTGGATCTGACCAGGACGTCGGAGATCGTCCTGCCGGGCGAAATCAGCATCAGCAGGGATGCGGAGACCGGAGAAATCACGGATACAAGCACCCTGGCCGACGAGCTGATCATCACGACGATCGCGATCTGGTGCCAGATGCGGATCGGGAATCCGCCGAACTACGACCAGCTGCTGAAGGCATACGAAAGCCAGAAGGGCAGCCTGCGGCTGAGCAGCGAATACACGGATTATCCCGGGAATCAGGAGGGATAAGCATGGCAAGAAAGCTGAGCAGCTGCACGCTGATCCGCTTCAGACCGGACGCGAGAGAGGCCGGGAGCGAAGCGGGCGAGATCAGAAGCCCTGTGAATGTGACGGAGATGGAAGTGGGCCTGACGGAGCACTACCAGGCAACAGGCCAGGGACTGCAGCCGGAGAAGCGCCTGCTGATCCCATATGAGCGTGATTATCACGGGGAAAGGGAGCTGGAGTATGAGGGAAAGCGCTGGCGGGTGATCCGGAAACGCGAAGCCGGGGAGACCAACGGCGTGATTCTGACCATCCAGCCCTGGGACGGAATCGCAGGAGAGGCCGGGGAGGTGTAAACGGTGCATGAGACTTATAACGCACTGGCGGAGGATCTGAAAGCCATCGGAATTCCGTGCGCGGAAAACGATTGGAACACGAGGCCGCGGGCGCCTTATATCACATATGCGCTGGAATTCCCGGCTGAAACGCTGTATGCGGATGATCAGAAGGTGCTTGAAGCGTGGGAAGGATCCATTGACCTGTATGCCACAGGAAAATACGGCAACGGATACGCGGAAATGATCGAAGCCGCGCTGAATAGGCACTGCGACGGATGCTGGAGACGGGAAACAAACGGAAGATGGGACCGGGAGACGAATGAATTCCACTTCGAGTGGGTGTTCCAGACGGAGGACTGAAATATGCCGATGAAGGTCACCACAGAAGGGATGGACGAGCTTACGGCCATGCTCCGTGAAATGGGGGACAGGGCCCAGGGGGCCGCTGCAAAAGGGCTCTATGAGGGAGCCAGAGTGATTGCCGACGCGGTCGGCAAGGCGGCGCGAGGCGTCGCCACGAAACCGTTTAAGTACGCCAGGGGCGGAGAGAAACGGGACCCGTCTCCGGAAGAGAAGGCGCTGCTGAACGCGGCGAATGCTTACGGCATCGCCAAATTCAGGAAAAAGGGGACGGAGGTGGAGACGATCGTCGGATACAATCCGGACGGATACGCCTCCATCCCCTGGAACCATTCCAGAACGAACACAAGAACAAAGTACAAGATGGACGAAAGCGGAAAGGCGACGTGGGCAGGGAAGCAGTGGACAACCGGACAGGGAAAAGGCGACATGAGCGTGAAACCGATCCCGGTGATTGCCAACGCGATCAATTCCGGAACCAGCTTCATGCGGAAACAGCCGTTCTACCGGAAGGCTGTCAGCCAGAACACGCAGAAAGCCATTGAAGCCATCGAAAAAACTGTAGAGAGCGAGATGGAACAGATCGCTCGGGAAAATGGAGGGTAAGAAAATGAGCAATGCTAATGTCGGGCTGATGTATCCTGTATGGGCTCCGATCACCGCGGAGACGGACGGGGCAATGCCCACCTACGGCACGGGCCGCAGGATCCAGGAGGCCAGAGGCGCCAACGTGACCAAGGAGATCAACAACGAACCGCTGTACGGCGATGATCGCATCGTGGACGACGACAACGGGATGACGGGCCTCACCATGAGCTTCGAGAGCACCGGCCTGAGCGATCAGGACAGGGTGGCCCTGCTGGCGGAGGAAGCCGACGGTGAAGATGGCCAGTGGGAAGGTGACAACCCCACGCCTTACGGCGGCTTCGGCTATATCCGCGTGATGCGGGAGGACGGCGTGCGCAAATTCGAGGCGTATCTGGTCCTGAAGATCAAGTTCCAGGAAGAAAGCCAGGAGACGGCCACCAAGGAAGGCCGGATCACATGGCGCACGCCCACCCTGAACGGGCGGGCCGCTGGTCTGGATGTGGACGGCAGCGGGAAGATCCGCTTCCGGAAGCATAAAACCTTCCCGACGGCCGCCGGTGCGAAGGGATGGCTGAACACCAAGCTGAACATCACCGGGTCCGGGACGAACACCACCGGGGCCACGACGTAAAACCGGCGCGGGAGGACAATGCACGGGGATCCGGGAAACCGGGTCCCCGAACACTTTTTTGACGACGGAGGACGAAGATGACAGAGATTAAAATCGGCGGGAGGACGATCCCGCTCATGCTGACATGCATGGAGATGCCCGTGATCCAGGAAGAAATCGGATGCACCGCGGCACAGATGAGGACGGAAGTCTTCGGGATCCAGATGAACGAGGAGACCGGAGATTATGAGATCCACATGATGGAGGACAGCGAAAAGATCCGGAAGCTGGGCGTTCTGCTTCGGATCATGGGGAACGCCGGGCTGGAGGAAGCCGGGAAGGAGCCGGATCTGACGGACAAGTGGGTGCTGAGGCGAATGAAGCCGGGCATGGCGCTCGCGTTTGCGATTGTGGCCATGACGGAGGTCAACGAAGCCATGAGCATGGAGACGGCGGAGGAGGCCGAAAAGGGGCCCGTGGATGAGATCCTGCGGGAGGAGAACGCAAAAAAAGAGCCCGGGAAATGACATACCGCAAGGTCGTTTCCTGCGGACTGATTGCGGGACTGAAAAGGGAAGAGATTGACAGAATGAGGCCGGGCGAAGTGCTCGACCTTTTTGTATATCGCCAGGAATATGACTCCGGGAGAGGGTGAAATAGATGGGCGTAGCTGTCGGAATGACCGCCGATGTGAGCGGACTCAAAAAAGGGATCAGCGAAGCGCAGCAGAGCGTGAAAACGCTGGACGCGGAGCTGAAGCGGAATGAGGCCCAGCTGAAGGCGAACGGAGACAAAGAGCAGTATCTGGCGGACAAGCAGCGAATTCTGAACGACCAGATGAAGGCACAGAAGAGCGTCGTGCAGCAGGCCGAGGCCGCTCTGAAGGCCATGAATGAGAACGGCGTTAAACAGACCAGCGCGGAATACCAGAGAATGCAGCAGACCCTCGCGAACGCCCAGGCGGCCATGATGGACACACAGGTAAAACTGAGGGATCTGGGCGCCGGCGAGGATGCCGCGACAAAGGGAGCCGCAAGCCTGAGCGGCGGGCTGAATAACATCGGGAAAAAGATGAGCCTGGACCAGGCGATCAAAGGCATCGACTCCGTGACAAACGCGCTGGAAAGAAGCGCCCAGACAGCGGTGCGGGTCGGGAAGGCCATCGGGGACGCTGTGACGGACAGCGCCAGCTGGGCGGATGACACGGCCACAGCGGCGTCCGTGCTGGGCATGGATGTGGAGAAGTATCAGCGGTACGAAGGCGTCTTCAAGACGGCGGCGGACATAACGGTATCCGACTGGGAGAAAGCCAAGAAAAGGGTCCAGAACGTCATCAACAAACCGACCAATGAACAGATAGACATCATGAAAGCGCTGGGAATCGGCACGACAAAGCTGGTGGACACCGGCGGAGGGATCCTGGAGCCTGTTGCAAAGGACTATGAAGAAATGTTCTGGCAGCTGGGCGAGCGGCTGCGGGAGAAAGTCGCCAGCGGAGAGATAACCCAGGATTTGGCAGATACATACGCCAACGCGATTTTCGGGAAAAGCTTTGACAAGCTGAATCCCATCTTCGCGATGGGGCAGGAAGCCTTCCAGCAGGCGCTGCAGGATCAGAATGTGGTCAGCGAGGAGGCCATCAACAAACTTGCGGCGCTGAATGATCAGCTGATCAATACGCAAGAGGACTTTAAAAAGCTGCAGGCAGAGGTAACGTCCGGGCTTGCGCCGGCACTGCAGAAGGCGGCGGAGGTGGTCGACAGCCTGCTGGGCAGACTGATGGATTACCTGAAGACGGAGGACGGACAGAAGGCGCTGGAAGGGCTGGAAACGGCCGTTGAGGGGCTTTTCGAGGATCTGGGAAAGATCGATCCGGAAGAGGTTGTGGCCGGCTTCGTTGGCGTTTTCAACAACATTGTCGGCAGTTTCCAGTGGCTTGTGACAAACAAAGGGACTGTTGAAAACGTGCTGAAGGGCATCGTTGTCGCCTGGGGCACTGCGAAGCTCACGGGCGGAGCGCTGCAGGTCCTTCAGCTGATCAACGGCATCAGAGGGCTCACGGGTGGAGGAGCAGCCGGGGCAGCCGGAGCAGCAGGAGCTGCGTCGGGTGCGTCCTGGGGGGCTGCTTTTGCATCCGCAGCGCTGAAGGCTGCGCCGTGGCTGGCGGGGATTTATACCCTGACAGAGGGCATCTTCGAAGGGACCCATGACGACCTTGGAAACAACGACGTTGTGGACAAAGCCGGAAACCTCAACGCAGAGGGGGAGGCTTACGGATACAAAAAAGACAAAAACGGCGAGGTCTATCAGGACCGGCGCGCCATCGTCGAGAAGGCCGCGCAGGACGCATGGGATCTTTACCGCACGAACGCGTTTGACAAAGCCGCGCTTAATCAGCTGCAGAACACCATCCTCAATGAGACTGCTTTCCAGCAGCTCGTCAATCAGATATACGGGGCCAGCGGCGCGGCAGGATGGCGGAGCGTGGAAGATCTCGACCTGAGCGAATGGATCAAGCAGTTTGGAACGCCTGAGCTTGAGGTGGAGCCGGTCGCACCGGAGAACGCCGCGGCACAAATTGCAGAAGAGATCGGAACGGTGACGGTGCCGGTGGTTATGGTGCCCACGAGCGGAGGTAATACCGGGCGGATCAGAACACCGCGGGGATGGGAGATGCCTGCTGTTCCAAAGGCGAACGGTGTGCCGTTCGTTCCGTGGGACGGATATCCGGCCATCCTGCACAGGGGAGAGCGCGTCATGACGGCACAGCAGAACAAGAACTACACATACAACAACCACAATTATTTCGGGAGCGTAAATCTGAACAATGGCCTTGAGGTCGACAATCTGATTGACTCCATCAACCGGAGGAACAGAGCATCACAGAGAGGCTTCGGAGGCTGAGGGGAGGAGCCCGAATGGCAAGGTATTTTTTCATCTGGAACGGAACGAGATCGGACGCGATGGGAATCGTTGTGGATCAGGAAGCCGAAATCGTCCGACCTGAAGAACGGGTGGAGCATGTGACCATCCCGGGAAGAAGCGGGGACCTGACCCAGACCGAGGGAACAGACATCTATAACAGCTACATCCGGACAGTGCATATCGCTGTGAAAGGGATGGAAACGATGATGCGGGCAGCTCAGTGGCTCACGGGAGACGGGGAGATCACGTTTTCCGCTCAGCCGGAACTGAAGCAGAAGGCGCGGGCATATGGATCCATGAGCATGACGAAACACAGCCCCAGGAGCAGCTGGTGGGAAGGGGACATCCAGTTTTACTGCGACCCGTGCAAGCGGCTGCTGAATGAGGGTGACAGCCTGATCACCGAGAGCGGGACGGCCATCACCAACCCGGGCAGCATGGAGGCGCTGCCGCTGATCGTTATGCACGGCAGCGGGCGGGTCACGCTGCGGATGGGCGGGAACTCCATGGTCATCCCGGAGCTGACGGACGGGTGGATCCTGGACTGCGAGAATAAATGGATTTTAGGCAGCAACGGGAAGCCGATGGCGGGCGTCTGGAGCGGTGAATTCCCCGTGCTGCCGGTCGGAGAGAGCCTGATACAGTGGACGGGCGGGATTACAAGCCTTGTGATCACGCCGAGATGGAGATTTTTGTAAGACAATGGAGGTGGCGGCAGCATGATACAGCTATACCCCAAGGGGCAGACAGACTTTTCCGTGAGCGGGATCGAGCTGCAGCCGCAGGAGGCCAGTATCACATGGCAGCAGAATGGCCGGTATGACTTTTCCATGATCATCCCCCGCGAGAAGTGCGAAGGAATTACTTTTGATTATGGCATGATCATCCGCGCCAGCGTGCCGGAGGAGGAGACCGGGGACATTCACCTGGGGACGGTGAGCTATTACACAGTCAACGCGAATGAAACGCCGCTGTATTCCAAGCTCCCCAGCCGGGTCCGGGCCAGCTATGACAACTGGGAGCCCTTCCGGAGCTATATGGCCGGTGACAAACGGACATATAACAAAAAAAACTGGCGCTGCAGAGTCGGCCACGGCGGTCGGAGCGTTCCGCCTCCTGACGGCGATCTGTGGACGCAGATCTCTGACTATCGGGATGTGCCAGGGACAACCGCGGCGACGCTGAGCGCCGGGACGCAGATCATGGTCACGGCCGAGTTTAATGCCGATTATTTCGAGGCCGCCACGATCGGCGGGGCCACCGGGTACATCGCGAAGAACGCCGTCACCAGCCAGGGCGAGACCGAGGACAGAGTCATCCAGAGCATCACGATCACCGAGCAGTGTTTCGAGATCATCGGGATTGAGAAGGAAGAGAGCGGGCACCAGATCCGCATCACTGGCCAGCATGTGAGCTATGCGCTGAGCCGGACGACGTTGGGCGAGTGTAATATCGTCGGCGTGAGTCCGGCGACGGCGCTGATTTTCATAGCCGGGGCCATGAAGGAAAGCTATGCCGGGCACCTGTACACGGACATCAGCGAGGGCACGATCAGCGCGGATTTCAGCTGGAAAAACGCGCAGGCCGCGCTGCTGGATCCCAAGGCCGGGCTGGCCAACGCCACCGGCGGCAGGATCACCAGGGACGGGCTGAATGTGTATCTGCTGGCCAATCCTGAGGGAACGCCGGAGTACGAGGTCGTTTACGGCGGGAATCTGAAAAACGTCGAGTGGACGGGCGATGTGTACGACATTGTCACGCGGGTGTATCCCCTCGCCCAGCGCGAGGACGGGAGCACGCTGCTGCTGCCGGAGGAGCACATCGACACCGTCCGCACGGTGCCTTTTGTACGGCCGGAGGTTTTGAACACCGGGCTGAAGATCGGACAAAAGGTCACCAATTCGGACGGCACCGAGGTGGAACTCACCGAGGCGGACGTCTACAGCCGGATGCGCGAGATGGCGCAGAACCGGTTTACCGTGGATCAGTGCGACAAGGCCAGCGTGCAGCTGGATCTTGACTGGATCCACATGCCGGATACCGAGGAATATAAAACCTATCAGGGCATGCGTAACGCAAGCCCCAGCGCGTGGATCCGCGTGGTCAATGGCCCGTTGGGCCTGGGCACCGTGATCCAGATGACGGGGTACACATTTGATCCGATTAAGCTGAGATACAAAAAGGGCACTTTCGGGGATCAGAAGAGCACGCCCAGCGTGCCAGGGTATCAGCTGGCGAGCGGGGCGGTGACGGCCCGGGCGCTGGGCATGGGATCCGTCGGGAGCGGGGCCATACAGGCGGAATCCATCACGGCACGGGAGATCGAGGCCGGGAGCATCACCGCCGAGCAGATCGCCGCGCGGGCCATCACCACGGAGCTGCTCCAGGCGGGCGCGGTGACGGCGGAGGAGATCGCCGCACAGGCCATCACCACGGAAAAGCTGGCAGCGCAGTCCATCACAACCGAAAAACTAGCCGCGGGGGCCATCACGGCGGAAAAGATCCAGAGCGGGAGCATCACGACGGTGCTGCTGGCTGCCAACGCCGTGACGGCGGAGAAGATCGCGGCCGGGGCCGTTAATGCGGACAAGATCGCCGCGGGCAGCATCACCGCCCAAAAGATCGCGGCAGGAGCCATCACGGCGGTGGCCATTGATGCCAGAGCCATTACGGCGGACAAGATCGCCGCAGGAGCGATCCGGGCGGATGCCATCGACGTCAATGACCTGCAGGCCATCAATGCCAAGCTGGGCACGGCGAGCATCGCGAGCGCGGTTATCGAGAGCGCGGACATCAATTATGCTCAGATCAAGGATCTGAATGCACAGTCGGCTTACTTCGGACAGGCTGTCATCCAGCAGGGACTTGCGAACAAATTATATGTCCCGCGGCTGAGTGTGGGATATGCTCAGATGATCGGGGCGACCGTCGGGGATCTGGTGATCCAGGCGAGCAACGGGAATTTCTATGCGCTGGATGTGGATCTGGCGGGCAATGTGACCGCAACACAGCGCACGGTGACCGCCGGAGAAATCGCCAGCGGGCACACGAGCGACGGGCGTCAGCTTGTGCTGGGCACCGACATTCTCGCCGAGAATCTGGATACCAATAATTTGACCGCCACGCACGCCCTGATGTACTCCATTACGGCGAACATCATCGATGTGGATCAGTTATGGGCCAGAGAGGCGTTTATCAACAAATTAAACGTCCAGGATTTGAGCAGTAACACATACATACGGAGCACAGTCGGAGACTGGTCGAGCGGGAGCACCATCACCCAGACGATCAACAGCCTGGACAGCCGGATCAGCGGGCTGGGATACGGCACGGTCTACATGCAGCCGGACGAACCAAGCCACAGCGAGCTGGTGAGTGGGGACATCTGGATCCAGACTCTGCGAGAAGGCAGCTGGGAGGAAGTCTATAACAGCTACGACAGCTGGCAGGAGGTTTATGAGTCGGTCAGCACCTGGCAGACGCTGGGCGGCGTGCCGATCATGTACGTCTGGGATGGCCAGAAGTGGCAGCAGATGTATGACGCCTTATTGCCTACGACGGTCGAGACCGAGATCCTGCAGCTGCAGGACGAAATCACGCTGCGGGCAACGAAGGAAGAGCTGGATCTGCTGAGCGGTGAGGTGACCAAGAGCGAGGCGCGGATCACGATCCTGGCTGACCAGATCGAGAGCGCGGTCAGCACGGTCAATGCCAAGGCGGCGTCCTTTGTGATGTGGGAAGACCCACGGACGGAGTATGACGTCAGCCTGGGAGACATCTGGATCCGCGGAGACACGCGGCTGGCCAGCTGGGAAAGCGTGTATACGTATTTCGAGAGCTGGGAAGAACTCTATAACGAACACGACCGTTGGATGGACTTCCTGGGTGACGTCACGTATGTGTGGGACGGTACGCAATGGATTGAAACCAGCGACCGGGCCAGCGAGATTTTCCACCAGACCAAGATCGTCGAGACGGACAGGAGCATCACCCTGCTGGCGGAGAGCACCGCAACCCTCCAGGGCGACGTGGTCACCATGCGGGCCAGCATCAGCGTGACCGACAGCCGGATCACGCAGGAGGTCGAGCGGGCCACACAGGCCGAGAACGGGAAGATTGCAAAGACAACACAGTACCAGACGGCGGACGAAATCGTCAGCGCTGCGGTCAGCGAGGCGACAAGCTCCGCCGGAACAAGTTTTATCAGGAAAACGACGGTTTACCAGACAGCGGATGACATCGTCAGCGAGGCGGTGAGTCAGGCCGCGGGCGATGCCAGCGGGACGTATCTCGAGAAAACAACACAGTACCAGAGCGCAAGCGCCATTGTGACCGCGGCCGTCAGGGCCAGCGGGGAAAACGCTGATGAAAAATATCTGGAAAAATCGGAAGAGTATCAGGAAATCAACGACATCATCAGCAAGGCCCAGCAGGATGCCGCCAGCGCGGCCACCACGGCGAAAAACGCCTGCATCGCAAAGACGGAAACATACAGAGACGCGCAGTCAATCGTCAATACCGCTGTGGCCAGCGCGGCGACGGCGGCCGGGCAGAAATACATCGCCAAGACCGTCACCTACCAGACCGCTGACGCCATCGTCAGCGCGGCGGAGGGCTATGTGGACGACGAGCTGGTCAACTACAGCACCCGCGAGCAGACACAAACTGCGATCAGGGACTATGTCCGGGATAACGCTTACGGATTGGTTAGTGGGATAGACATCACATCATCCGGCATTGATGTAAGTGGTAGCAAGTTTGTCAAAATCCGTAGCGGAGGTCAATTCCTTGTCAGTTCTCCTATGTTCTACGTTGATAGCACGAATAATGATGTTGTCATGTGGGCTGGTTATTTCATTTTTAATGAAAACACAGATTATTCTGTTGGGCAAATAGTTGCATATAACGAAAGAATGTGGAAATTTACCCAAGCTCACAATAAAGGGGCATGGAATGCAAGCCAAGTTGTTGAGGTTGACTGGGGATCGCAAATGTACTCATCACCTTTTAGGGTGACAAATGATGGGTCGGTTTATCTGACCAAGTTGATTGCATTAGCCGAGGATGGGACAGAAAGTGAGGTGAATTTAAGGACAGCTGGATTGTGGAAGCTAGGGTATCACACGATCAAGAGCTACGACACGGAATCAATAACGCTATCAAACAACGAAAAGGTAAATTTTAATTCAGCCCGGCTTATCACGCTTTCCGGTGGATGGACGAACGGATGGACGAGGTACACCGTCATCGCTAAGGATAGGTCGGGCACGGAGGTAAAGCGAATATCGTCCGGAACGGTTACCGCTGATATGACAAATGACCAAATTAAGACAGCTATAGAATCGGCATCGACACACAAAGCCGTCTTAAACATTGAAGCAGACGGGGAAACCATTGTAGCACGGACGATCGACGCCTCCGGTGTGTATACCAAGGGATATAATGCAGGCTGGAATGATTGCCTTGCGGCTTGCGGTATTCCGAGCGGTGGCAATGTTTACACTGGTAGTGTGAGACAGCTGTACGATGAGACGTATGATGTCTACGTCAACGCAATTAACCCATATGTGGCGCACAATGTACAGCCTGTATCATAAATATTTTACATTAGGAGGGACGGAACCATGAAAACCACGTATGCGAAGGCGACCGATGCTTACACGACACTGCTGAGAACAGCAAGACAGCCAGTCATGGATCTGGCGACGGCGGGACGGCTCTTCCGGTTGCGGAAGAGCCTTTTTCCTGCCTATGAGTTTTGGGCGGAGATGCAGCAGAGCATCATCGACGAGCTGGGCGCGACGACAGACAGCGCTGGGCGGATCCTTTTCAAATGCGCTGAGGATGAGGAGGCATACAAGGCCAAGATCGCGGAACTGAACAAGCAGGAATGCGAGCTGGATGTCGTGCCGGTGCAGATCCCGGAGGACGCAAATCTCAAGTACACGCCGGAGGATCTGTGGATCCTGGACGGATTCGTTGAAATCATAGCCAAAGAGACCGAGAAAGAAGATAAGGAGTGATAACAATGGCAACAACCAAAACCCTTACCCCTACAAATCAGGCGATCACCATAGCGGCGTTTACGGAAAAACCGGACAACCGGGTCAACGCCACGAACGATGACAAGCTGGCTGACGCAGTTAATGCGTTAAACAGCAATTTTGAGACACAAAGTGCTACGGTTGCTAAAGCGAATGCAAATTATACATACGGGAATGTAAAGTTTGAAAAGACTGCAAATTTTGTCAGTGTACTTATTGAAGGATTAGTATCTTTACCTGCACAGGGATATACAGATATATGTGTAATTCCAACCGGGTTCGCGCCGAGCGGAACAAAATACTTTGATGTTTTAGTCGGCACTAATGAAACCGGAGCAAACACACGCTACATTCGTTTTAGGATGAATGGAACAACATTGTCGGCATATAATTACGGTACAGAGCTGACAAATGCAAACGCACAGCCGATTGTAATGTATATACGCTAATTTGCTGTTTTGCGTAGTAATGTTATGTAGCGGTAGCAAGAAAAAGAAAGGGGTGATGCTATGAAGGAATATATCGATGGTCTTGAGCGGATGTACTCTATCCCTCAGTAGCATCGCCCCGGAAACGGGGCGCAGAGGAGACTTAAATAGGGCACAAAAAAAAGAAGCCTTTCGGCTTCAATCCTGTCTGGGTAGTGGCCTTCCGGTCGGCTCGGTGTTGCACTGCTCCATCAGGGGCGCACCCCATAATCTTGCTTCGACAATCATGTCAGGTCTGAAGAAGGATGTTCCATCTGACCTTCACTCCGACAAAAGGATTATACCACGAACAGACAGTTAGCGCAACAAACTTGAGTCACAGCCGATCATCCTTGTGCTTCTCAAGCCAATCATCCAGAGCTTTGCGGATGACCCATGAGATTGACCGCTCGTTCCGGGTGCAGTAGTCGAGGACGGCTTGGAGCTGATCTGGGGTGAACGAAACCGACTGCTTGACACAGTGCTCTTCCTTTTCAGCGCCTTGACGCACATCCGGCGGGCGGGCTTCCGATCCGTGACAAAGAGGCTTGGACAGTCGTCCGAGCGGGTGGCAAGGTATTTCCGCAGGGTTAGCTCGCTTTCCGCGTTAAAAAAGACCGTGCGGCGCTTATCGCCTTTGCCGTGGCGGATCACGACAGAGCGGGAGATGAAATCGACGTCCGCGATGTCCACGTCGAGTAAAGGAAATCGACAAGGGCCTTTTCACGGATAGACTGGCATGACCAGCGGAGCTCTTCAAGCTCATACGAAGTGAGAGGCTCGCGGACGGGCGGCTGGTGCTTGATCTTTTCAACCGTCGCGCAGGGATTGCGGATCAGATACTCATTATCCACCAGCCAGGAGAAAAAGGCTGACAGGATCCGGCGGATGTTATCCAGGTACGCGTCGGAACAGCCGCGCTGATCCTTGTAAAAATACAGGTATAGGCGGATGTCGTTGGCGCGGATATCCGGGTAAGCCTTTCCCACACGGCCGAAAAAGTCGATCAGGCGGAGGCGGTAAATATGCAGCGTGCCGGGGGAAAGGTTTTCAACGGCTTTGCTGGCGAGATAGTAGCGGACAACATCAGGGATGCCGTCGGCCGGGATGATCTCGACCGGGCGCCGGGAAATCTCATATTCCGGGAGGGTGGCGTCCAGGATCGCCAGGACGCTGCGGAGCTGATCCTGCGGGAGGCGGTCAAAGAGCCTCGCCGCGATTTCGGTTCTGAAGTTTTCGGAATGATCATTGGACACAAAAAACACATCCTTTCTTTTTAGCTTGCATAAGCGCAGAAGGATGTGATAAGATACCTATCTGGAGGGTGTGCTACGACCACATCTTCCGCCGGAGCGTTAGCGGGTACCAGCCGCGAGCGCTCTTTTTATATGCAATTTACAGATAAATTATAGCATAAAACTCAATAAAAAGGAAGGGCGGAGGCTTATGAGCTGGATCGGCTGGGTGATCGTCGTGGTGCTGGGGATTAACTTCCTGCTGATGGGCAGCATGATCCTATGGCTCCTGTGGAGAGAGAGGACGAGGAAACAATGAAAAGTATTGACCAAATCGAAGAGATGCGCGAGGCGCTGATCCAGCAGGGCGCCACCAAGGAAGAGATCATCCGGAAGATCGGACCCGCCTGCGCCGGCTGGCCGTACGTCTTCGGGGCATGGGGCGAGGAATGCACACCCAAGGGCCGGAAGAAGCGCGCCCGGGATGATCACCCGACGATCGTCAGCTCCTGCCAGGTGCTCAGCGGCAAGGCGGGGACATGCGCCGGGTGCAAGTGGGATCTGCCTGTGCGGATGTATGACTGCCGGGGCTTTGTCAAATGGCTTTTTGAACAGGCCGGCGTCACGATCGAAGGCCAGGGCAGCACCAGCCAGTGGAAGACCAAGAGCAACTGGGTCATCCAGGGGCCGATCAGCGAGATGCCAGAGGATAAGATCTGCGCGGTTTTTACGGGAAACGAAACCACTAAGGATCACATCGGCGTTTACCTGGGAGACGGATCCACCATTGAGTGCTCTGTGGGCGTCCAGTATTTCAAACCGCGGAAGAGCAAGTGGAAATACTACGCGCTGCCGGCTGGCCTGTACGGCGATCAGCCGCAGCCGCAGCCAGATCAGGATCCGGACGGGCGCCCCACGCTCAGGCGCGGGAGCAAGGGCGAATATGTGCAGTTGCTGCAGACCAAGCTCATGCAGCTGGGCTACTCGTTGCCTAAGTACGGCGCGGATGGGAGCTATGGCAGCGAGACCAGCAGCGCGGTGATTAACTTCCAGCGGGACAACGGACTGGACGGGGACGGCGTATGCGGCCCGCGGACCTGGGAGGCGCTTGACCGGTCCGAGCCCATGAAGCTGTACACCGTGTATATCCCGCACATGCCGCTGTACAAGGCCGAGGCCTTCGTCGCGGCTTACGGCGGGGCGTACATGTCAGAAGAGGAAGGGGGCGGGATCTGATGGATGCCTGGGAGATTATCAAGGCCGCAGGCGTGCCGGCGCTCCTGCTGGGGGTGATCATCACCAGCTGGGTGCAGATCCGCAGCGTTAAGAGAGGCGTGCAGGCCCTTCTGCGGGACCGGTTGATACAGGGATACAAGTTTTACAGGTTCCAGGGCTGGGCTGATGAGGATGACCGCGCGAACTTAGAAAACGTTTATGTGCAGTATCACAACCTGGGAGCCAACGGCGTCATGGATAATTTAAGGGATAAATTCCTCGCGCTGCCGCTGGGCCCTCAAACAGCGGTACAGCAAACTCAGGCGCAGGCTGTGCCGAACCCGGTCGCGCCTGGCATGAATACTACTAAGTAATATGCTGATACATTACTAAGCAAGGAGGATATATGAATGATGAACTGGGATTGGAAAAAATGGGCAGTGGCCGCGCTGATCCGCGCCGTGAAGACCTTCGCTCAGACGTTCGCTGGATGTATCGCTGTGGGTGCAGCAGTGGAGGAGGTGCAGTGGCTCCGTGCTCTCTCTGTGAGTGGAGTCGCCTTTGTGCTGAGTGTTTTGACCAGCCTGGCCGGCCTGCCGGAAGTGGAGAGAACTGACCCTCCTGATGATGTAAACCAATAATGATTACAATGCCCTCGGACTTCGGTCCGGGGGTGATTTTTTTTATAAAAAAATATTGAAAAATAAAGATTTTTTAAGAAAAAACGCTTGACATACTAATAGCAGTATGTTACAATAAGCACATCAAAAGGAAAGGAGGGATTCCGATGGGCAAGAAAAAGAAGGGCCACCGCAACCAGACAGCGAAGCTGCTGGAAGCAATCGCAAAAGTCCTGATAGGCTTGGCAGCGTTGATCACGGCGATTGCGAAAATGCTTGAGCGGTGAGCTCCCGGGGGCGAAAGCCCCCGGCCCCTTCGGGGGATATCTTACTTCATCGGAGAAACATATGTCAATCATTTTTCATCTTGCAGGGGTTGCAATCGTATTCTTTGGAGCGTTCAGCGGTCCGTCACCGATCACAACGGCCGCGCTGATTATCGCGGGCGCAGGTTTCCTGATTGAAGGGATCATGGATATCGTGAAGATCAGGAGGGAACGCAAATGAGCGAGACTGTAAAGAGAAAAACGCATACTTCGACCGCGGTGAAACAAAAGTACAATGAAAAAGTATATGAACAAATCGCCGTCAGGATCCCGAAAGAATTAGCTGCCAGATTCAAAGAAAAATGTCTGGAAAAGGGAGATTCACAAGCGGGAATCATCAAGAAAGCAATCAAAGAATACATTAATCAATGACCATGAGAGAGAAAAAGCTTCGCCTGGATGGAATCATCCAGGCCTTTTTTTGTGGATTTCTGACGCCCGTTTGACGCCCAAACGGGTACTTTTTTACGATTTTTGGGCCTTTTTTGAGCTTTTTGAGATGTCACAAAAAGACATAAGAAAACCCCGGAACCATTTGATTTCATTGGTTCCGGGGGATGTATGCCCGGCAGGATTCGAACCTGTGACCTTCAGAGTCGGAGGCTTTTTTGGTAGCGGCGTACAGGCCTTGATTTATATGGCCTTCCGGCGTTTCAGCCCGTCTGCCTGACGCCCGTTTGACGCCCGCTCACTGCTGCTGATGGCGTTCACGTTGTTTATTGCCGTCCGGATCCGGAGATCGGAAACATGATCATAGATCCGGAGAATCATCTTTTCATCCGCGTGGCCCATCCAGCGGATGGCCAGCTTCATATCCACACCGGCATCGCGCAGCATGACACAGAAGCTGTGGCGGAGATCATGAGGGCGGACCGTCCATTCCCGCCAGTCCATCAGGCGGAGGGCATCCGCCTCTTCTTTTTTGCCCTGGCGGAGGAGCTTCTGAATCTGATCATAACGGCGCGGATCCCGATCACGGTAAGAAGCTTCGATGAAATACCAGCGCTTCTGGGTGTGGCAGCAGTTGATCTTGCGCTCGATGGTGTTCTTCCAGTCTGTCCAGGCGTTCTTGAAAGCGGTCTCCGAGCAGATTTTACCATGATCATCGGTCAGAATC